TCATGCTTTTAATTATTTATGGGACTACATACAAGATGAAGGTGTAGACTTTGATAATACAAAAGCTATATTCAACTGTGGTTTTTATTTAGATCAGCCAAAAGAAAACTACATAACAAACGATATGCGTAATTGGAAACCTGATTATGCAGAGGCTGAGTGGCAATGGTATTTATCTGGTGATAATAGTATCGCAAAGCTTGGTACTATATATGGTAAGATACCACCTATATGGGTAAAAATGTCTAATCGTAGAGGTTTAGTTAATAGTAATTATGGTTGGCAATGGATGCGTGAAAATCAATTAGAGTACGTAATCAAAAAGCTAAAGAAACATAAAGAAACTAGACACGCTGCAATTAGTATTTATGATTGTAAAGAGCATGACCAATACAAGAAAGATACCCCTTGTACGTATGCTGTTCAATTTACAATACTTAATGATAAACTGAATATGTCTGTCTATATGCGTTCTAATGACCTCTGGTACGGCTTTTGTAACGATCAATACTGTTTTAGTATGTTACAACAATTAGTTGCAGAGAGATTAAATATGGACATCGGGTGGTATTACCATCACGCACATAACATGCATATATATAACGATAAATTATGACGTATTATATTTATCATATTCCTGGTAAAAAAATCGGTGTGACGTGTGATCTTAATAACCGGGTCACAGTTCAACAAGGTTATGGGCCAGATGAATATGAAGTACTAGAAAGCTCTACTGATGTTGATTATATATCAAACAAAGAGAGAAAATTACAAAAAGAATATGGTTACAGAGTAGATATGGTACCATATAAAAACCTTAAACCTAAATACAATAAAATGGATATAAATATAACTGAACAGACCACAACGTTTCCATGTCCAGTAGACAAACTAAAAGGTCAACTGTTCGATAACTTAGGCATGTCTTGGAAGACTGATCACGGTCAGTTAGATATTACACCTAGAACAATAGACTGGATAATGAAAAATGTAAAAGTTTCTATGTTCAACAGTAATAGAAGCTATGTATACAATAAAGCATTTGCTAGGTTTTACGATAACAACGATGTACACGCAAAACTACCTAAAGTTAAATGCAGCAAAAAACCTTTAAAAATGTTTGAGTTAATTAGACAATGGGCTGATGAAAGAGGCTTGTATGATAAAGGTGATGCTAAAACTCAATTAATTAAATTACAAGAAGAGATGGGTGAGTTAGCTAAGGCTACACTAGAAAAAGACCAAGCAGAAGTTATTGATGCTATTGGTGATATGGTTGTAGTATTAACTAACCTAGCACATCTAAACAACGTGAATATAGAAACGTGTATAGCAGAAGCATACAACGTTATATCTAAACGAAAAGGTAAAATGATTAACGGAACATTTGTAAAAGATGCAGATTAAAACTAAAGATAAGATAGTACAAGCAGTACTAAGGAAGATGGATAATCGTAGCATTACAGGTCAGAAAAAGTATGGCCAAACAATGTGTAACGAAATAGAAACAGGTAAGAAAAGCTTATGTATGTTTTTAACCGATGTACAAGAAGAAATAATGGATGCATTATTGTATATCGAAGCTGCTAAAAAATGTTTGGAAGATGAGAAGAAAGATTAGAAGAAAAAAACGAGGTCCTGTCGTCAGTAAAAAAACTATTGTCGACGGGATTAAGTTTGCTAGCGGTTTAGAAGCTTATATGTATAAAGCTTTAAAAGCAGCTAAAATACCAGCTGCATACGAAGGTAGCACATACACTATATTTCAAGGCTTTGATTTAACAAAAACTTGTATTGAAAGATGTGCTAACGGAAAAGGTGAATATAAAGACAGAGGTAATAAAAAAATACTACCAATAAAATATACACCTGATTTTATAGGTAAAGGTTTTATAATTGAGTGTAAAGGTAGAGCTAATGAATCATTTCCAATGCGTTGGAAGTTATTTAAGCATTACGCAGAGCATAACTTAAACTCAACATTATATAAACCACAAAACCAAAATGAGTGTGATAAAACAGTAGAATTAATATTAAAAAACAATGGCTAGAAAAATAAACTTAGTAGCGTATAGAAAAAAAGCTAAAAAGAAAAGGCCTGGTATACACTCAAAAAATAGAAACACAAAACAAAAAACAGGTAAGTACTACTCAGGTAGACCTTACCGCGGACAAGGAAGATAATATGGAATTACAAAAATGGGAATTAAGTTTCGGTTTATTTACCGGACTTTTATTTGGATATAGAAATTATCCAGACGTAGATAATAATAAAATAGATCACGTGTTTTATGTGTTTCTGTTTGATATTTGTTTAACATTATACTATTAAAATATGGGATTATTCGACGAACGTATACCGTACAAACCTTTTGAGTACCCTGAGTATTATACTGAGGGTTGGTTAAAACAAGCTCAAGCGTTTTGGTTGCATACAGAAATACCAATGAGTGGTGATGTAAAAGACTGGAACGAAAAACTAACAGACAAAGAGAAAAACTTAGTAGGTAATATACTATTAGGCTTTGCTCAGACTGAGTGTGCAGTAAGTGATTACTGGACTCAGAAAGTAGTATCATGGTTTCCAAAACACGAAATACAGCAGATGGCCATGATGTTTGGATCACAAGAAACAATACATGCTGTAGCTTATAGTTATTTAAATGAAACACTTGGACTTGAAGACTTTGAAGCGTTTTTACATGAACCAGCTACGGCTGAGCGTTTTGATAATCTCGTTTCATATGATGGCACCGATCCTGCTGAGATCGGTAGATCATTGGCTGTTTTTTCTGCTTTCGCAGAAGGAGTTTCTCTATATAGTGCTTTTGCAGTACTGTATAGTTTTCAGCTACGTAATTTACTCAAAGGTATTGGCCAACAAATGAAATGGTCTGTAAGAGACGAATCACTACATTCACGTATGGGATGTAGATTATTTAGACATATGTGTGAAGAAAAAGACTTTTTAAAAGAGACTTGTAAACCACATATACTAGATGCAGCGCATACAATGCATGATGCTGAAATGAAATATATCGATAAGATGTTTGAGATGGGTGATATTGAAGGGCTGAAGTCTTACGACTTAAAACAGTTTATAAAGAAAAGACTAAATGAAAAGCTTGAAGAGCTCGGATATAAAGAACTCTCAAAAGAATTTACGTACGATAAAGAAGCCGCGAAAAAGCTGGATTGGTTTTATCATCTTACTGGTGGCCATACCCATACTGACTTTTTTGCTATTAGGCCGACAGACTACAGTAAAGCAAATGAAGGAGAAGACTTTGAGAATATTTGGGAATAAATGAAAAGAGATATATTAAAATTTTTGGTAAGAACTAGAAAGTTAACACCAGGTGAAAGACTAGCTAGTAGAGTAGGTTATTTCGGCGCAGGTTGTTTATTAGCAGCGCACTGGACATTAGAACCTAAATTATACATAGCTGGCTTTTGCTGTGTGTTAATACAAGTTGCATCAAGAAAACAATGGAATTTAGTAGCGCTAAACATTAATGGTTTAGTAGCTTGGACAAAACACTTAATAAGTTAATATGTGGAGTAATAGATGGAAGAAAGGCGTTGATTATCCAGACTGGGCCGACGCAGATGTATATAAAAAAACAATAACAGGTGGTTATTTATTTAACGGTGAAACACCAAGAGAAGCATATGAACGTGTAGCTAAACGAGTAGCAATGCGTTTAAAAAGACCAGAGCTTGAAGAAGTATTCTTTGAATACATTTGGAAAGGTTGGTTGTGTTTAGCTTCACCTGTATTATCAAACCTAGGCACTGAAAAAGGTTTACCGATCAGTTGCTTTGGTATTGATGTAGCTGATAGCATACAAGACATAGGTAAGAAAAACCTAGAGATGATGTTATTAGCTAAACACGGTGGTGGTGTAGGTGTAGGTATTAATATGATACGACCTGCAGGTGCTGAGATTACAATGAACGGTACGTCAGATGGTGTTGTACCCTTTTGTAAAATATATGACTCTAGCATATTAGCCACTAACCAAGGAGCTGTACGTAGAGGTGCTGCGTCAGTTAATTTAAATATAGAACACAGTGACTGGGAAGACTGGTTAGAAATAAGAGAACCTAAGGGTGATGTTAATAGACAATCATTAAACCTACATCAGTGTACTATAATCGGTGATAAGTTTATGCGTAAACTTAGAGACGGTGATAAAGTTGCAAGACGTAAATGGGGTAAACTACTTCAAAAACGTAAAGCAACTGGTGAGCCTTATATAATGTATAAAGGTAATGTTAATAAACAAAACCCTAGCATGTATAAGGATAATGCTCTGAAAGTATTTATGACTAATATATGTTCAGAGATAGTACTACACACAGATGAAAACCATAGCTTCGTATGTTGTTTATCTAGTTTAAATCTAGCTAAATATCACGAGTGGAAAGACTCAAACTTAATATATGATAGCATATGGTTTTTAGATGGTGTGTTAGAGGAATTTATACAAAAAGCAAAAAATAGAAGGGGCTTTGAAAATGCTATAAGATCTGCTGAAAAAGGTAGAGCACTTGGTTTAGGTGTTTTAGGTTGGCATACTTATTTGCAACAACAAGGCTTTCCTTTTGAAGGATTATTAGCGCAATATGAAACTAGAAGAATATTCAGCCAAATTAAAATTGAAAGTGAAAGAGCAAGTATGGCGCTTGCAGCAGCTTATGGAGAACCTTTGTGGTGTGTTGGAACTGGTATGCGTAATACTCACTTACGTGCTATTGCTCCTACTGTTAGCAATAGTAAACTTAGTGGTAATGTTTCGCCTGGTATTGAGCCTTGGGCGGCCAATGTCTTTACAGACCAAAGTGCAAAAGGAACTTTCATCAGGAAAAACCCTACACTTGTAGAAGTATTAAAAAAACATAATCTCAATACAGATAAAATATGGGACAAAATTTTAGCAGACGGTGGTTCAATACAAGGTATCAAACAATTAGAGAAAATTACGTGTGGAGATCACGACATACCAATCAAAGAAGTATTCAAAACTTTCAAGGAAATAAATCAACTAGACTTGGTTAATCAAGCTGGTATAAGACAACAGTATATAGATCAAGCTGTTAGTTTAAATCTAGCTTTTCCTGCACAAGCAGATCCTAAGTTTATAAATAAAGTACACTTAGAAGCTTGGAAGAAAGGTATAAAAACTTTATATTATATGAGAACTGAATCAGTACTTAGAGGTGATATAGCTAAACAAGCTACTGATGAAAATTGTTTAAGTTGTGATGGTTAGTATAAAAGAAATATTAGATCCAATAGATGTTAATACTTTTTTTAAAGAGTATTGGCAGAAAAAACATTTGGTTATTAGAAGAAATAAATTTAAAAATTTATATGACTTTAATAAGCTCGATGCTTACTTAAATAAATTTCCTTATGTAAGAAGTTTACAGATACTTGACTATGACGATAAAGATACTAGATGGTGTCATGATAAAGTTATGTCAAAGAAAATTGATTTACCTAAGCTTAGTAAAAAACAAGTACATAACCTATGGCAAAAAGGTAAATCGTTTGTTATACCGTTTGCAGAGTATGAAAGTAAACCATTAGTTGATATATGTTTTGAGTTAGAAAAATATTTTGATCACGGCCAAGCTAATATATATGCTTCGCCAAAAGCAGGATCAAAAAGCTTTCCAGCTCATAGAGATGGTACAGAAAACTTTTTATTTCATACAGAAGGTAAAATTAAATGGACTTTATATAAAGACTTTGACAACAAAGAAGTGTTAGATGAGTTTATATTAGAAGCAGGTGACTTATTGTATATACCTATAGGTATGTGGCATAAGGTAGATGCTCTTGGTCCAAGGATGTTAATAAGTATACATTTTAAAAACAAAAAAAATCAAAGCTTAGAAAAATTTAAAATAACATCTAACGCAGATAATAATAGAAGAAGATGGTATAATTGGTTGCCACAGCTACCAAAACCAAAATTAAAAAGACCAGTTAGACTTATGAATAAACCTAGGTGGTCTAAACCTTACTTTAATAAAAAAATATGAAAGCAGGAAAAATATGGGGTAAAACAGAAATGATACATAAAAACGGTGTCATGGAGTTTCACAGAATAGAATTTAAAAAAGGATTTAAATGTTCTGAACACGAACACAGATTTAAATGGAACGGATTTTTTGTTGAGTCTGGCAAGATGCTTGTTAGAGTTTGGCAAGAAGATCAAGGTCTTGTTGATGAAACAATACTTGAAGCAGGTGATTTTACTATGGTTAAACCTGGTAAGATACATCAGTTTGAAGGTATTGAAGATGGTGTAGCCTTTGAATTATATTGGGCTGAGTTTAATCACGATGATATAATTAGAAGAACTGCAGGTACTAAGATATGAAAATAGCTATAGTAATACCAGCAAGATTAAATAGTACTAGACTCAAGCACAAGATGTTAAAGAAGTTTAAAAACAAATCTTTAATAAAACTTGTGTTTGACAAAGTACGTACGTTTGGCTATGATACATACGTTGCAACTGACAGTACTAAAATAGCAAACTTAATACCAGTAAAGTGGTTATTAAAAACAGGTAAAGCAAATAACGGTACAGAGCGTATAGCTCAGTGTTATAGTAAACTACAAGAGTATGATTATGTAATAAACATACAAGGTGATATGATAGACATAGACGCTTGGACTATAAAACCTATAATAAAAGAGTGTAAGCAAGGTAGCTTTGATATACTAACAGCTTATACTGAAGGTGCTAAACCTGACGATGTAAAAGTTATACATAACTATGGTAGAGCTTTATGGTTTACAAGATCTGATATAGGTTATGGTGATAGACATTTAGGTATATACGTTTATACTCCTAGAATATTACAAGTGTATGATTTATTTAATGATAAATATCCTGCAGAAAACCTAGAGCAAAATAGAATATTAGGTTATTATAAATTTAATGTAGTTAAAACAGAATATAATGGAATCGAAATTAACACCCAAGAAGATATTGATAGCTGGACCGTGCAGTCTTGAAGACTGGTCAACGGTTAGTATGATAGCTCAGAACTGTAAGTACTTAGCAGATCAAGATGGTTTTGATTATGTATTTAAAGGATCGTTTGATAAAGCTAATAGAACCTCTGTAAACTCTAAACGAGGTATAGGTATTAATGAAGCTAAGTTTATGTTTAGAGCACTTAGAGAGCTTGATATAGATAAGATAACAACTGATATACATGAGCCTTGGCAAGCAAAAGAACTAGAACCATATGTAGATATAATTCAAATACCTGCTTATCTATGTAGACAAACTGATTTGTTAGTTGCTGCAGGTGAAACAGGTAAAATTGTAAACATTAAAAAAGGTCAGTTTATAAGCGGTAAGAATATGATACACGCTATAAATAAAGTTAGAAGCACAGGTAACGATAATGTTTGGCTAACAGAAAGAGGTAGTATGTTTGGTATGGGTGATTTAGTTGTAGATCCTAGACAAATAGTTGATATGAAAGATTTAGGTGTACCTGTTATAATGGACTGTACTCACTCAGTACAAAAGCCTAACTCAGGTGATACAACAGCTGGACAACCTAAGTATACGTTGCCAATAGCTAAAGTAGCTAAAGCATTAGATGTTGATGGTTACTTCTTTGAAGTACATCCAAACCCTAGCGCTGCTTGGAGTGACGGATCTAATATGGTTGAGCTAGATAACTTTGGAAATATATTATTAGAATTATGAAAATATTTATAGGGCACGATAGTAAATACCCACAAGCTACAGAAGTTTGCAAAGCTTCTATAAAAAACAATGGTTATACAGGTGATATACATTTACTAGATAAACAACAGTTGATAAATGATAATATATATGGTAGAGAAGATATTAAAGGTGAGTCAACAGAGTTTTCTTTTACTAGATTTTATGTACCTTTATTAGCTAACTATGATGGCTTAGCTATGTTTTGTGATAATGATTTTTTATGGCAATGTAATCCTACAGAGGTTTTAGGCTATTGGCATTATGATAATGATATAGCTGTAGTTAAACATAAAGATTATGAAGCTACTGGCACTAAAATGGACGGTGTTAAAAACAAATCATATCCTAGAAAAAACTGGTCTAGTCTTATTATTTATAATTGTTCTAAATTAAAACACTTAACAAAAGAATATTTAGACAATGCAACTCCATCTGAACTACATGAACTTAGATGGGCTAATACAATAGGTGATATACCTATAGAATACAATTGTTTAGTAGGACATTATAACTGCGATAAAGCTAAAGCATTACACTATACAAACGGTGGTCCATGGTTTGATAAATATAAAAATTCAGAAAAATCATTAGAGTGGTGGAAAGTATACAAGAACTTGTAAAAGATAAATCAATAATATTTGTTGGTAACTCAGTTGAGATTATGGAACATAAGCTAGCTAAGTTTATAGATGGCTTTGATATTGTAGTTAGGTTTGGTAGAGCAATATCAGCAAACAAAAAACAAGAACAAAGTTTAGGTACTAAATGTGACATATGGATCACAGGTCAGTTTAGAGCTCCTGAGTATCATAAAAACAAAGAAAAATTTACAACAGGTAAATTTAAAGATACTAAAATATTAGTTAATAGATGTAGAGGTAATTTTATATTAAAAGACTGGATAATAGAAGAACACTTACCAGATATGCCATATGAGTTTATGTACTCTGATCAAGAGATTATAGACTTAATGAAGAACAAGTTTAATAAAGACATGTTAGATACTAGAGAGTATAGACCTAGCGCAGGATTTATAAGTTTACTTTGGTTTATAGATAAAGTAAAAACATATAAAGATATATCGTTAATAGGCTTTGACTTCTTTGCAAAACAAACAAACATACTACCAAAAGATAAAAGAGGTCGCATAAGTGGTTGTAGACCTCATAGCTGGCATTTACCAGTATATGTATTAAATAGACCAGCTCATAATACTAGATTAGAACAAACATATGTTAAAAAGCTAGCTAAAAACAAACTAGTTAATTGGTATATATTAAGTGATTTAAGTAAGCAAGACATTGCTTACAAAGGTTGGATGAAAGGTGAAAAGATTATATCATCAATACCAAGAAAAACTAAGGTATCAAAAATTTAGCAATAACCTCAGCTATTACTTCAATAACTAGTATTATTATAATTGGTAAGATATATTCCCACCAATCATACTTTCCGTTATTATTTAAATCAAAAAACTTAATTTTTTCTAGGATTTTTAGGAGTTGAAGGAGGAGTGACTACTGATCCTGGTTTGACCGTAGGTGTCGTACTATTAGGCGTATTGTTATTATTGTTATAATTATAGCCGCTATTAGCATTATCGTTGAAGTTATAAGGTTTGCGATATATTGGATGATAATATGGATTATTCCATCTGTTATAATAACCAGATCTTAATTGATACCAGTCATATCCTATAACATTATATATTACATTAGGTTTAATATCTTTAATAGGTATTTTTAATGTATCACCTTCAGAATTTAAAGCTAATACATGAGTTATTATAGGCTTGTCGTTTGACTTATAGTAATAAGGCGAACAACTAGTAATAAATAAAAACAGTAGTAATATTCTTAACATTTCCATCTTCTTCTTGCGGCTAAACCTCTTTCGCTTTTCCAGTTCTTTGATCTTGCACAAAACGATTTTCTACGCTTAGCAGCTTTACTACCAGGTTTTACTTTACCCGTAACGGCTGTTTTAAGCTTGCTACCAGGATTTTTACGTCTATACGCAGCTACACCTTTAGCTGTCATACCAGCACCTTCTTTAACTGTTCTAAAGTTTCTGTTTTTACCTTTAGTAGTTTTACGAACGTCTGGTTTTCTTTTTCTAGGCATTTTTCTTTTTCTTCTTTTTTAATGCTTTAAAATCAGCACCAGTTATTTTATTAAATGGTTTAGCCATACGAGCTATCATCATTTGTTTTTTTGAAAGTTTTTTAGCCATGATTATCTCTTTTTACGTTTAACTTTTCTTTTTCGCTTAGCTTTAGCTTTAGCTTTTTTTTCATTTTTTGATGCCCAAACTGCTTTACGTTGAGCTGCACTTGCGTATCCCATTACTTTTTCATTTTAAATTGTTTGTTATAAGGCACTAAGTTATTTAATGCTTGTCTTCTACCTTCACAACCACACGGTATATTTAATCCTTGTGAGACTCTATCCACAACAGTTTTAATACCAGTTGCTGTAGTGAACTTATGTATACTGTCTCCTAATCCTCTTGATTTCATTTTCTTTTATTTATTTTTTTACAACTACCCGGACTATAAGGTGTTTTACCTTTTACCGGTGCATAACCAGGCCAACATCTTCCTTTTTTCTTTTTATTTTTCATTTTTCACCACATTTTTTACTAGGATTACCGACCTGTACCCAGTTTTCTTTTTGGAACCAGTCTCTTAACGTAGCTCCTTTTTTTCTAGCTCCTTTTACATTTGACTTACTAGATCTTTTATAGCCACCACTTTTAGCAGCTTTACGTTTAGCCCTAACTACTCTAGCTCTTTCTGCCTTAGACATACTACGAACCTTAGCTGCAGGCAAGCAAACTTTTCTTGTACCACCACCCTTTATTTTACTTCTTTTTTTTGCCATGTTTTTTTCTTACTTTGTTTTTACACGCCTTTGCTATGGCTGCTTGTTTAGGTTTTTTACCAAACCTAGATCTTTGCTCCATAACAGTTAGTATTTGTATTTTACGAGCAAAAGGTTTATTTACATTCATAACCTTACTACAGGTAGATCTAGCATCTGCTTCAGTAGCATACTTAATTTTAACAGTATCTTTTGGGTTTTCGTCTGTATATAATCTACGACCAGAACCTTTAGGTTTTTTACCTGTGCCTTTTACAGGATCTTTACTTTTTGGCATGACCACAATTTTGCATATTAATAAACCAATTAGCTAACTGCACATCTCGTTTAGTAGCTTCTTTGCGTGCTTTTAATTT